ATCGATTTTACCAAAATGACACATAAGAAAATGGACATACCAAGTTCAATTTCAATGAAGCACAAAAGTGGTGAATCTCAAAGCGATCTGTTCTTTAAGCGTACAATGAGCAGGGAATACGGGTCAATTACATTTAGACCAGATGTTGACTTTGCATCGGCTGAAATGAAGATTGAATCTATTTTTAATGTATTCCCACCTCAACGGATGAACATGGTCAATCAAGTAGGAATCAAGATGAGTGAAACTGATATTGATATGCCAGTTATTCTAAACAATGATGGCAAGGGGATTCAGCAGGATTTATTATTGTTCTACTTTCAAGATTACAAGGTTGTAACCAATCCTTATCGATGGGCAAATACTACAAAAACTTATCAGCCAGTAAGTATGCCATATACCAATACGCCAACAAGCGGTGCTAGTTCAGTAACTTGCTCTTTTGGATTAGAGGCGAGTGCGGTGGGCAATATGCCAACTCAGACATTCTACATGAATTTCTGGAACGAGTTTGTATCTAGGCTTTATTCTACTCGTAGTAGAGTTGTAATTTGTTCTGGGTATGTACCAGTAGGCGAATGGATTAATATGTCATTAAATGACAACATTGTTATTTCGGGTAATTACTACAAGATACAGAAAATTGATTACGATATCTTGACTGAGGAGGCTAAATTGGAATTGATTACCTATCCAAAAGTAAACAAAATATCAATCAGCGGAGTAACTGGTAGAAAGCCAGTCATTGGATATCCCGTACTAAATTCTGAGGGTAAAACCTATATTGACGGAGTACCATTGTCGCTTGGGATTACCAATGCACAGATTTTTGGAGGGGTATTAGTAACTGATGCTCAGCCTATGCAGGAATACAATTACTCCATGAACCAAATGTTAGATGCCATGATGGGAAATTATCTCCGTCAAATAACAATTAGCAAGGCAACTATGTGGACGACAACTTCTTATGTCTTGGTAATTTCTACTACCGCATCGGCATTAACATACGCAAATATTGGAGTAGAAGGACAGAATAATTTAGTTACTGCGAATACGACAACGGGAGAATTTACCATTAACCAATCTGGTCAATATAGGATTAGGGCTTGGGCAGTAATTGACATATCAGGTACTCATGATGTTCAACTAATAATCCTATTGAATGGAGTTGAAACAGAAGGCTATTATCGTATTGAATTAAATCATCTGATTACTGCTAATTGTGATACAATAGTAAATGTACCAGATACTGGAGTAATCAAATTAATCGCAAAAACAGATGAGGCTGGAACCCATCCTTTGACTATTGAAAAAAGCAACATTACCATAGAAAAAATGTTCTAATGTATACAAGCATAATCAAACTTTTAAAAGCCAACGAATACCATGGCGTGTCGTTTAATATAGAGAGGGCAAAAGGTCACCATGAAATTCCATCTGGGTTCAAGGATTTTTTCAAACAATTTAAACGCATAATCAATGGCAAACGATATAAACTTTAAGGTAGATGCTGACACCAGTAAAGCCACGAAAGGGGCTGAGCAATTAGCCCAAGCACTAGGCAAGGCAGGTAAACAAGCAGAGAATACAAATCAATCGCTTAAAGAAAGTGGGAGTGCAGGTAGTCGATTTAGCAAGGTACTCGGTGGATTAAAATTTGGTGCAGGACTGGCAGTCGGCAAGGGATTACTTGATAAGGTAATGGGTTCCCTAATCGAAAACGAGAAGGTAGCCAATTTATTTAATGATGCCTTATCGGTAATTACTGGTACGGCTACTGGCTTAGTGGAGATAATGGAACCTGGGTTTAAAGCCATTGGTGATGCCATTAAAAACCCAAAACAAGCATGGGACGATTTAGTTTCTGCGTTTGAACGAGGTGGCAAATGGATTAAAGAAAATCTGATTGACGGAGTAATTGGCTTGTTTTCAGAACAGATAAACAATCTGGAGATGGGGCTTTTAAAACTCCGTAAAGGGTGGAATGAATGGACTGGCGATACTGAGGAGGCATCGGTCATGCAGGAACGTATTAATGAGTTGCAAAAGGAAAACATCGAGATACAAAAAGAGCAATCAGAACGCCTTACAAACATTAAAGAAGTAGCGACTGGGGCAGTTGCAACCTTGACATCATGGGGTAATACAATCGCCAAAAATATCAAGAGTACATTTGAAGGGAATCAAGCCTTACGCGATTCCGCTAACGCTTATATTGTACAAAATGCTCAAATCGAGGAGAACATCAAATCCTTAGAACGCCAACAAGCACAGAATGAGGCTAACGCACAGAATGAAACTCTAACATTTGAAGAACGAAGGAAATCAATACAAGCAAATCTTGAGTTAAAGAAACAACAGATTGAACAAGAGAAGCAGTTAATCCAGAACCAGATTAATTTACTGGCACTTGAAAATCAAGCCAAAGGATTGTCAGCAGAGCGTACTGCACAGATAGGGGCGTTAAATGTTCAAATGAAGGGGCTAGATGCTACTATTAGTGAAACTCAGATTACCGTAGATGAAACCTTGCGTACTATCGCAGAGCAGGAGAAGGAAACAACAAAAGCAATTACTGAAGCGATACTAGAAAAAAATAGAGTAGAAGCCGAAGCCTTTGCACAGACAACTGGTCTAGAGCACGAAAAACTCAAGATGCAACTTGATGTTATTGATGCACAGAAAAAAGCCTTTATGCAGTCCTACGATGAGCGATTGGCTAAGGAGACAGAGGGAACATCTAAATACAACGAGATATTGGCTGAGCGTCTTGCAAAAGAGGGCGAGTTTAATGCACAGCGTATTCAAGGAGAAGCCGAATACAACACTGCGGTAAAAGAATACAAAAAATCTCAGCAACAGATGGAGATTGACGCCATGAATGTCAAAGCACAAGCCATTTCACAAGGACTTACATTGGCTAGGACATTAATCAAGGAGGATTCTAAAATGCAGAGTGCAATTAACATCGCTGAGGCTATTATGCAAACTTATGTTGGTGCGAATGTCGCGTTGGCTAGCAGTCCACCTCCTTTGAATTACATAAACATGGCTGGAGTTATTGCTGGAGGATTAGCGAATGTAATTAAGATTCAGCAACAGGCTCGTAAAATGGCAAGTGAAACTGGAGGCTCGGCACCAAGCGGAGGCTCTGTAACCGCTCCATCGATGGGACCTAATATTTCTGTGGCACGAAGCAATGTAGATAGTAATATGCAGTTAGGAAATGCCATGAAACAAGCAGGAAAACCCCCTAGAGCGTATGTCGTTTCTGGAGATATTAACTCTGCTGAGTCACTCGATAGGAAGATTTATCAAAATGCAACACTAGGCGGTTAATCCGTTATATTTAAAATGTCTATGAAAAATACATCGTACCATAAATTCATGTCGTCAAAAGGCAAAGCGGAACATTTAGTCAATACAAAACTTAAGGAACATAATATTGATTTAGGCTTGATTGACGATGCCAAAATCGGTTCCAAAGAAATACTAGATGCGTATAATAATCCTATATGGAATGAATTGTATAAATTACCAAATGAAGTTTTAAGAATTTTAAACCAAGCCAAAACACAACTTGAATTAGGTAGAAAAGGACAAATTAAAGCAATAGAAAACGCAAGGAAAGTATCAGCGATGGCTAAAGAATTAGGTATACCAAACCCAAAAGAAATTGACGACATTTTTAAAAACAATGATTTTGAAGCATTAATGGATTCTTTTGATAGTGACTTGGGTCGTATAGAGGCTATAATTAAAAAATATTAAAAATGCGTATCGTAGAACTCATATTGGATGAGGACCAGTTAGCACATAGTATTGATTCTATTTCGATTGTATCGGCACCAGCGATTGAGTCCAATTTTATAGCCTTAAAAAAGCACAATGTCAAATTTGCAACTCTAGATTCTGACAAGCGTATTTTGATGGGACCAGCATTGATTCCAGACAAGCCTATTTATCGCAACCAAGACGGGGAGGAGTTCTATTGTTATTTTAGTCAGAATACAGTTCGCAGAGCATCGGAACTTTATCTGACACGAGGTAATCAAAACAATGCTACTCTAGAGCATGAATTTAACATTCATGGATTGAGCCTTGTCGAGACTTGGATTAAAGAGGATATGGTAAAAGACAAAAGTGCCATGTATGGATTGAACGATCCTATTGGAACTTGGATGGTAACGATGAAAGTTGCCAATGACCAAATCTGGAATGAATATGTTAAAACGGGATTAGTAAAAGGCTTTTCAATAGAGGGGTTTTTTGCTGAGAACTCAAGCATCAAAGCCAAGAAACTTGCGGTCAATCCAGAACTTGATGAATACCTCCAAAGTTTAGGCTATTCAAAAATCTAACACATTAAAATTAATCCGTTATATAGTTATGTCAAACGAAGCACAAAATATCTTAGACCGAGTTTTAGGTCAATTAGGATATAAGAAACCAGTTGCCATTAATATGTCTCAAAAAAAGACCATTGATGGACAAACCATATTTGATTCAGAAAATTTTGCTATTGGCGACTCAGTATTTATTGTAACTGCTGATGGCAACATTCCAGTACCATCTGGAGATTACGAATTGGAGGATGGTTCAGTTGTAAGCGTAGACGAATCTGGCATCATTTCAGCCGTTTCAACTACCACACCAGAAAGTGCGGAAATGGAAATTTCTCCAGTTGCAGGAACTCCACCAATGACACCAAAGACAATTATTGAATCTATGACAAAAGAAACACAATTTGCAGAAACTCCAGTTTTAGACAATCCTGCAATAGAGGAAAAAATCGGTGAGCAGACAATGGGAAAACCAGCCTTGCTAGTAAAATGCGAGGATATGGTAGGACCAGAAAATGCCCCACTAGCAGAGAAAATCGCTGAGGCTATTGTTAGCATCGTAGATAGTGGACAAGTAGCCCCTTTAATCGAGGAGTACAAAAAGGCTAAAATGTCAACTAAGATGAGTGCACATTCAACAGATCTCTCTGAAACAATGCGTGCTTTTGAATTGAAACTTAATGCGTTATCACAAGAAAATGAGGCTTTAAAAGAGGCTTTGTCTACTGAAGGAAATCGCACATTTTTCAATCCAGAGCAAAATAGTAAAACCAAAATCAATTTTAAAATCGGTGCTCAGCGTGAAGAAACAATCACAGACCGAGTATTCAATCAATTATTCTCTTAAAAAACCACAACCATGAAAAATAGAAAACTTCACCTATCTGGTCCTACGCTATCTACTAATACCTATGCAGGTGAATTTAGTGGTAAGTATATCGCCGCAGCACTTTTGTCTGGCGAAACTTTGGCGAAGGAATTGATTACAATTCACCCTAATGTTAAGTACAAAGAGGTTATCCGTAACTACGCATCAAGCGTAAGCATCGATAACGCTACTTGTGATTACACCGACAACTCAAGCGTAACATTGACAGAATATGTTATGACCATGACTGAAAAGCAAGTCAACCTTACTTTGTGTAAGAAAAACTTGTTCAGCACATGGGAAACAATGCAGATGGGATTCTCAGCGTTTGAGAATTTACCTGCTACATTTGAGGAGTTTGTTCTTGCTCAAACCTCAGCCCAAGTCGCTCAGCAGAACGAATTAGGTATTTGGAAATCTAACCTTTGGTATGACTCCGCGATTGTCGCTGGTCAAGATGGCATGGTTGGATATTTAGTAGATAACTCTGCAATCGTTAATACTGCGTCTGGTGCAAACTCTAGTTCAAACATTGTAACTCGTTTACAAGCAATGTTGGATGCATCACCATCAGCATTGTATGGTAAAGAAGGCTACCAATTCTATGTTGGACCTTTGTCAATGAAGGCGTATCAAGGTGCGTTATCTGCTGGTAACTATAACTTCCAGTTTTATGTTGGAGAGAAGCCGATGAACTTTCAAGGTATTCCAGTTGTAATGTGTCCTGGTCTTAATGACTCAGATTGTATCTTAGGATTGAAATCTGACTTGCACTTTGGTACTGGCTTGGTTTCTGATTACAACGAAGTAAAATTGATTGACATGTCAGATATTGACGGAAGTCAGAATTGCCGTATCATCATGCGTTTTACTGGCGGAATCCTTGCAACAAATCCAACTCAACAAGTTGTATTAAACGTAACCTAATCCGTTACTTGAAAATATATAGGGCTAGGTAAACTAGCCCTTTTTTTAAAATGTAAAAATAAAAAAATAAAACTATGCCATGTAATGTAATCGATGCCCGTCTCGAACCCTGCAAAGAGTATGTAGGCGGTATACAAGGAATTTTCCTAATCCCTTTTGTTTGGAGTGATGTTATTGAACTTGCCTCAACTGGTCAAATAGGAACTGTAAAATCTATCAAAACTTCTGGTGCGGTATTAGTAACTGGTTATTTTTGGGAATTGAAAGGCTCATCATCTTTTGATGTTGCCATGACTTCTAGCAGGGAAAATGGTACTACTATGTACGATCAGAATTTGACGGTTGTTTTTAAACCTAAATCTTTGACTACCCCTATCTATGATTTCAATGATTACAACACATTGTCTAAGGGCAGATGGCGTATCGTTGTTTGGGATAGGAACGACAACTTTTGGTTGGTAGGTGAGGAGTATGGTGCTGATGCTACAACTGGAGTTGAAAACTTTGGTACTGCATTGGGCGACCCTCGTAACTATTCTGTAACCTTTGTTGCTAGTGAATCAAATCCTCCACGACCATTGGATTCTACTACTTATGCTGGTTTGAGTACAATCTTTACTGCCGATTCTACTCCTTCGTAATTGTTGTTTTAATTATATTTTCCATAGCCTCCGTAATTGGAGGCTTTTTTTTTCTAACAAAATCCGTATATTCCGTTATATTGTATATGTACATCAAGCCAACTGATACGACAATATTTATTTATCCGTTTATACCATTTCCAGTAGGGAACATAACTTTAGTAGTTGTACATAAATTAACTAAAGTTCAAGTATCTCTTACGCAATCATATTCAAGTACAAATTCTGGAGTTACATTAACTTTGCCGAATCTTACTAATATTAACAATGTGGCTACTAATCTGGATGAACTAGTTATCCGTTGCTTTGATGCGACAAATACCTTGTATTACGAGATGGTAAACCGATGGGTAACTAACTCACCGAATATCCTGCTGAATCGCAAAACATGGACTGCTACAAATAACAATACAAAAGAATGGTTGACACTATAAGCAATAGCAAAATTCGTGTACTTAATTTAAGTACCTATACTACCCCTAGCATCATTGAACGCAAGAACAAGTTATGGGTTGAATATGGAGACGATAACGATTACTACGGATATCTGATTGATATGTTTCATGGCAGTCCTACCAACAATCGTTGCGTTAAAGGAATAGCCGATTTAATTTATGGTCAAGGCATCGATGCAAAGCGAAGCAACAGAAACCTAAGTGCCTATGTTGAACTACGCAAATTGTTTGACGAAAAATGCCTACGAAATGTAGTTATGGATTTGAAGTTACTAGGACAAGCGTGTTTCCAGATTGTAAAAACTAAGGACAAAAAGAAAATCGCTAAGGTATACCATTTTCCCATTCAAACGATCAGACCAGAAAAATGTAACGATAAGGGTGAGATTGATGCGTATTACTATTTTCATGATTGGACCCAGTTAAAAAGAGGGCAAGAACCCAAGCGGATTCCAAACTTTGAGTTTAACCAAGAAGCCCCAGAAAGCCTTTTAGTTATTCGACCTTATTCTACTGGTACATTTTATTTTAGTCCAGTCGACTATCAAGGAGGTTTGCAATATGCGGAACTGGAAACTGAAATTGCCAATTACCATATTAACAATATCAAAAATGGCTTAGCACCATCAATGTTAATTAACTTCAATAATGGTGAGCCACCAGAGGAAACTAAGTTATCCATCGAAGGGGCTATTATGAGTAAATGGTCGGGTAGCAGTAACGCTGGTAGGGCAATTATCTCGTGGAACGATTCAGCAGATACTAAAGCCGATATAACTGCGGTGCCTTTGAGCGATGCTCATAACCAATACCAATTTATGTCAAGCGAATCGCAGGACAAGGTTTTAGTAGCACATGGAATTACAAGCCCATTGATTTTTGGTATTAAGAATACAGCTAATGGATTCTCGTCTAACGCTGAGGAACTTAAAACAAGCATAGTGTTATTTGACAACATGGTTATCCGACCATTTCAGAATATGATTTGTGAGGCGATGAACATGATTCTGAGTTACCAAGAGGTAAATCTTGAACTATATTTTAAATCTTTAAATCCTTTGAAG